AAGCACCGCTGTTTGGCTCACTCCGCAAGCTCTAGCAAGGGAAGATTGCCCGTTGCAAAGTGCAACTGCTTGTTTAATTCCGTTCATAAAAATCACCTTGTAACTTAAGTTAAAACGAATATTACTACCAAAGTTAATTATTTGCAACTATTATTCACTTGTTTTTTTAAAACTTAAGTTGTAAATTCCACAAATAGGAGATTTTTATGTCAGATTTAGCAACTCGCCTTACAGATTTATTGGACGAAAACCGCCTTTCAGTTAATGCTTTTGCAAAAAAAGTTGGTGTTTCTCAACAGGCAATCGGAAAAATAGTTCGTGGCGAAACATTAAACCCTAAAAATATTTTAGAAATTGCGGCCGCACTTAATGTGGACCCGCATTGGTTGAAAACAGGTGAAGGTGACCCTGATCCGTCTTATCGCATTGTAGAAGTGAGCGAACCGCAAAACCCAAACACAGTGCGGATTGATATTTTGGACGTGGAAGCGAGTGCCGGAAATGGGGCGTATTTAAGCCCAACCGAACAAGGCTTGCTTTCACAAGAATTTGATTTAACGTTCTTCCGTCAACAATTCGGACGTGCTGATGCAAAACATTTGAAGTTGATCACAGTGAAAGGGGATAGCATGGCGCCAACCCTTGAAAGCGGTGATTTGCTTTATGTGGATATTTCCGAAAATTACTTTGCCGCCGATGGGCTTTATGTGTTCACCTTTGACGGCCAAACATTCATCAAGCGTTTGCAAAAAGTGGGAAAAGAAATGCTCGTCATTTCCGACAACCCAACATACAAAGAATGGACATTCACGCAGGATGACGATGTATTTATCCACGGCAGAGTAATATTCAGCATGCCGATGAAGTGGCGGAAGTGGTGATTTATTTTAATAAAACAAACCTAAGGAAACCCTAATGAAAAAGTCACTGCTAATTTTAACCGCACTTTTATCTATCTCATCTTCGGCTTTTGCTGATAATTTCCCGCCAACCTATAAGAAAGCGTTGAGTGGGCTAGATATTCTTGAGGCAGAACTGCAAGGAAATTTTTTATCAGTGACATTTAACCGCGACGAAATCGGCAAACAGATGCTAGAAAGTGTTGTGCATGGGATTTGTTATGAAACCTATTTAGATAAAAAGTTTGCTAAAAAATTAGACCTAAAGCGTGTCATGATTATGAATAAGCATTATACGCATAGCTTTAATTTTGAAACAGATGTGAAGCAATACTGCGAAAATGTTGGCAAACTTAATAGCGAAGAAGCGAAAAAACAATACCCATTCGATAACTATGTTTCGGAGCGTTAGAGATGAAATCGATTTGTTTAATTCTAACCGCACTTTCCCTTGCTTTCTCAACAGCAACTTTTGCCAAAAGTAAAAAAGCGGATGCGGAACAGTTTAGTTGTGCTGATAGTAAATATTGCAAAGAGATGACGTCTTGCGCTGAAGCTAAATTCCATTTAAACGAATGTGGTGAAAGCCGCTTGGACCGTGACCACGATGGCGTGCCTTGTGAGAATGTCTGTAGAAAATAAATATGGATTCAATTGAAACGCTAAATGGCAATATTATTGGGTATAGCTTGCCAAGTAATATTGCCGCTTTACAAAAAAACATCGTTAGCTTGCAAGATCTTTCAGGCAGCGTTAGTCTTAATCTACTTCCACCAATCCCAGAACTGGCCAATATAAAAGAATTGATTGCGTTCCATACTCTTGGCGATGAATTAATCGGTTTTTCTTTACCGCCTGAAATAAAACAGATTAAAGAAGTGCTTGTTCAACTTAAGGCAGCATTAAACATTGATGATGCAGCATCAGAAGAAGCCTTCAATTCTTTGCTTATTAATATAAAAAATCTTGAGCAAATTGAAGATGATCAAACTCATTCTTTTAAAGAGACTCTTGATTCCCTGTGGTTGGCAATCTATCAAATATATCAAAACCACCATAAAATCATTTCTGTTTTGATTCCGGTATTGTGTGCCATCTTGGAATTTGCAGGTGAAAAAGGGCTTGAATATATATTTGATGATCACCAACAAGAACAAATGATAGAGATGATTGAGCAACAACAAGAAGAATTAAAAGAACTCAAAGAGCAGAATAATATTATCTTAGATGAAATTAAGTCTTTAAAGTCTCAAGCCAGTGAAGAAAAAGACAACAAGCAATCGCCAAAAGTTACCCCTATGGATGTTATATAATACCCCCACATTTTATTTATGTGCGGGGTTCTTATGACAAACAATGACTTACTTAATCTTTATAATTTAGAAAAGAGCAGTTATGATTCTTATGGAACTTGGCGAACTTCATTATTGTTAGGTTGGGTGTTCAATCTTATTATTAATATAAGCTCTAATTTCTACGATTCAAAACATGGCATGGTAATATTTGTGATTTCAAATTTTGTGCTATTTGTTGTCTTTGTAATTCTTACCGTTCAAAGAGAACAGGCAAACAAGCGAGTGTCGCAAATTATGAAAATGCTATTAAATAAAAATCCATAATATAAGCCCTCATTTGAGGGCTTTATTTTTTCACCTTCTTCACGTCCACTTCTTCATCTTCTACTTTCAATTCGCATTCAATTTGACTGGTAAAGCCGCCATCTGAAAGATTGTGCGTCACTCTTGTGATCAGCCAATTTGTTGCGTCTATTTCGGCTTTAAAGCCTGAAAGTTCAATCGGCGTTTCTGGCATTAAATCAGGTTCACCAAAGGCGAGATTAAGGCTAAAAGTTGCCACGCCACGTTTTAACTTATCAAAAGCAGACTTGGCGGCAGTAATGGCTGTTTTTTCGCTTGCATAGGTGTGTCGCAGTGATTTTATTTGAGAACTGTCACTTGTAATGGGTTCTTGTTGCTCAATTTCGTTGTATTTGCGTTTGCTTAATCGTCTGCCTTTCACGGTGCCGTTTTTCAGCGTTCTGCCTTTCGTCATTCGCTGTTTTTTCACAATCTTGGTGTTTTCATCAACTGTTACTTCGCCACGCTTTCCGCTGTCCGTATCGTGCCAATACGCCCGCACGGCTTTGTAGTTTTCACTTTCGGCAATGGAAAAATTGTAGTTGTCGCCATTCTTACGGGTTATTTTACGCAGTGGAATATCTTTCCCTGTGGCGGTTTTCCCTTTTCCTAATGGCATAAATAGCAACGTGCCATTTTTCACCGTACACATTGCCCCGTGTTCTTCCGCAAGGCGGGTCAGCAAATTAATGTCGCTTTCGTTGGTTTGGTCGATGTGGTCGATTAAGCGGCTTGCAAGCTCTTTCGCCACTTGGCTTTTGAGTTTGTTCCCTTGTGCAATTTCGTTGACGATTTCGCCCAATTTCTTTTGATGAAATGACCGCTCTTTTTGTTCGGTGAACGTACCTTTTAAATCTGCCGCTCTTGCCCTAATGGTGAGCTTATCAGCGGACGATGCCCCGCCCGAAAACTGCACTTCATCGACCGAATATTTCCCTTTGTCAATCAGCGGTGCGCCTTTCCAACCCAGTGCAAGGCTGATTGTGGCATTGCGTGGCGGTAAAGCCAGTTTGCCGTCATGGTCGGATAATTCTAAGTCGAGCGTGTCCGCTTCTAAGCCGCGATTATCGGTTAAAGACAAATTAATCAATCGGCTTGATACCACTTGCGTGATGTCTTGCTGTTTGTTGTCTTTCGTGGTGATCACCACTTTAAAAGCGGGTGTGCGGTGATTGTCGTTAAAATCTAAGCCTAACATTACAGATTACTCATTAAACTGTCTGCAATGGCAATCAACATCGGATCATCAGTGCGTTTTAAGTTCATAGTGAAGTCAATGGCACGTGGTGCGCCATCACCAAAGAATTCTGTGCGGGTTTCTTGGATGTTTTCAATCACAAAAAAGCCAATAATCTCAAAGGTTGCCCCGTCAATCAGTGGAAAGGCACCGCCACTGTCTGCCATTAATTCCAACGCTTTAATGGAAAATCTGCCACCCGTGATTTCGGGGATAAGTCGCCCGCCGATTGTCACGGTTTCGCTTTCCTTTCCGGTGAATTGTGATTTCGGC